TGCGGGCCGCAATTGATTGGGCGATCGCCGCGCTGATCTGCTTCGGCGGCAGCGCTTGGGCGGCACACGAAAACCTAAGGCTGCTGACATGAGTGACTGGCAGCAACAAATCGAATGCGAAGAACAGCAACTTTACGAGCAAGAACGAACAGGAGAAGCAAATGAGCATCGCAACTTTGATTTTGGGCGAGAGCGGAACCGGCAAGTCGACCAGCTTGCGAAATCTCAACCCGGCAGAAACCCTTTTGATCCAGGCGATTAAGAAGCCCCTGCCATTCCGCGCGAAAGGCTGGTCGTATCGCACGAAGGAAAACCCGGTCGGCAACATCTTCGTTACCGACAAGGCCGACCAGATCATCACGCTTATGAGCAAGACGCAACGAAAGGTCGTCGTGTTCGACGACTGGAATCTGATGATGACAAACGAGTTCATGCGCCGCAGCGCAGAAACCGGGTTCCAGAAGTTCAGCGAGATCGGCAAGAGCGCATGGGACGTGATGATGTCTGCCTCTGTCCTGCCTGACGACGTGCGCGTGTACTTCCTCGGGCACGTATCAACCGATGAACTCGGCCATATCCGGGCCCGCACGATCGGCAAGATGCTCGACGAAAAATGCCCGGTCGAATCGCTTTTCACGATCGTTCTTCGTGCCGCGCTGATTAACGGCCGGCACATCTTCAGCACGCAAAACAACGGCTCCGACACCTGCAAGTCGCCGATCGACATGTTTGCCGATCACCACATCGACAACGATCTTGCGATGGTCGACGCAGCCATCACCGACTTTTACGGCATTACCCAACCGGCTACGGCCTAACCCGCGAACCAAAGGAACGCACCATGTACGCACTGAACAACGAAACCGCACAAGCTGCACGCAAAGCCGAGCAACGCACTAGCTTCATCGACGAGAAAGGAAAGTACTTCGGCAAGTTCACCCGCGCCGAAGACATCACCGCATTGAGCGGCACGCGCGGCATCGCCTTCACGTTCGAAACGGTCGACGGCCAGAAATCGAACTTCTCGATCTACACGATCAAGGCGAATGGCGAAAAGCTCGGCGACTACGGCACGCTGATGGCGATCATGACCTGCCTCGGAATCAAGGACATCAAGCCGGCGCAGGTCGTTTCGACGGTATGGGACAAGGAAGTCGGCGGCAACGTGCAAAAGACGCTGACGCAATTCCCGGAACTGCTGAACAAGCCGATCGGCATCCTGCTGGCTATGGAGGAATACGAGAAGCGCGACCACAGCGGCACCGGCTGGAGCGCTCGCCTGAATGCAGTGTTCCAGGCGGACACCGAACTGACGGCCGCTGAAATCCTCGATCGCAAGACGTCGCCGCAAAAGCTGGCGTTGCTGGTCGCCGCCCTGCGCGATCGGCCGCTGAAGAAGCTGGCGGCGCAGCAGTCGTATGTCCCGGCGCCGGCCGGCGATCAATTCGAGGATGACATCCCGTTCTAGAACAACAACGGCGCCGCTAGCCCGAGCTGGCGGCGCACCAAGGGGAAGGCATGCAAGCATTCAGCGAGTGGTTTCCGCGAGACGTTAAGCCCGTTCATCAAGGCGTGTACGAGGTGCGCGTAAAGGCAAACGGGAAACTGGTGCGATGGTTTAGCTGCTGGACCGGCGAGCATTGGGGGCTGTCGGATCAGACGCCGATTGCAGCATATGAGCACTGTGAAACGCCGAGCGATGCAGCGAAGCACGCGGGCGGCTTCGAATGGAGAGGAATCAAGAAATGAGCCAGTTAGACAACACCCTGCCCGTCACCATCGTTCCGCTTTCGCACATCCGCGAGCAGTTGCGCAACGCCGAGATCGACATCGCCGAGAGCACCATGCGCCGCGACGCACTGCGCCTGATTCTCGATCTGCGCGAGCAAGAAGAACTCAATCGTACCCGAAAAATCATTGCGAAAATTTATCAATAAACGATCCTATAACGGCATCGTTTCGCGCTATTATTGACGAACCGATGCCGAAACGGTGTCACATAACAACGAAGGAGCCAAGATGAGCGAGAAGGACAACGGCGGCGCAGCGTTCCCACTACAGCACGCTGTGGCGGATGCAAATGACCCTTGCTTCAAGTTTGGGCAGAAAGGAATGACGCTGCGCGACTACTTCGCGGCGAAGGCGCTTCAAGGCTGGTTTGCAAGCTGGAACGGACCGAACCCTAACGCGGAAGGCTTCGCACTCACTGCAAGGCTGGTCTACGACATGGCAGACGCAATGATCCGCGAGCGAGGTGAAGCATGAACCTCTTCGAAATTGCCATCGAATACCGCGCCGACGCCGCGAAGCTGGTCGATCTGGAATTGGACGAACAGACGTTCGCTGACACGCTCGAAGCGATCAGTGGCGATCTGGAAACAAAGGCGATGAATACGGCGTTCGTTGCCAAGAATTTGGAAGCGACGGCCGAGCAGATCAAAGAGCACGCAAAGGCGATGACCGAGCGCGCAAAGGCGATGGAAAACCGCGCTGCACGCATCCGCAAGTACCTGCTCGACGGCCTGCAGCTCGCCGGCCGCGATGCCATCAGCACGCCGTTCTTCAAGATCAAGATCGCCGTGAATCCGCCGAGCGTCGCGATCGACGACGAAGCGTTGATCCCGGAGAACTACAAGACGGAGCCGCTTCCGCCCGCTCCGGCGCCCGACAAGAAGCTGATCGCGGCCGCTCTGAAAGACGGCTTCGATGTCCCCGGCTGCCGCCTAGTGCGCGGCCAACGTCTCGATATTCGCTAACCGAGCCCGCCATGCACACCGTCATCCTGCCTCACTTAGCCAGCTACACCGAATACAGCCGCGTCGAGGGTGGCGCATGGTTCTTCCGGCGCAGCGTGAATCTCAGCGCGGTGTGCTGGTGCTGACGCAAGCCGAAGCGCTCGCCTCGTTCATGGCTGCGGTACGGGACGGACGGCGAGGCGAATACGGGGCGGCGAAGGCGATCATCGAGCGAGTGCGGAAGAAGGCCGGCGATCAGGCAGCAGAACGGGCCAAGACGGAAATCTGGAAGTACCTAAAAAGCGACAAGAAAGCATGACAGGCCAAAACGAGTTATCTGGCGAAGCGCAATTTCTGACCTTGCCCCTCCCCCCTTCCGTCAATTCGTATTGGCGCAAGTCGCCACGCGGCATGTACATCAGCCAGGAGGGCAAGACCTTCCGCCAGCGCGTCGCCGAGATCGTCGCCGAGCACAACGCGATCAAGTTCGGTTCCTCGCGCCTGTTCATGGCCGTCAAGCTGTCCATGCGCGATCGACGTGCGGCAGACCTCGACAACCGCCTCAAGGCGCTCAATGACGCGCTGGAACATGCCGGCGTGTTCGATGACGACGAGCAGATCGACGAGCTGTTCGTCACGCGCGGGCCGATCGTCAAGGGCGGCGAATGCCTAGTAATGATCGCGAGGGCGTGATGACTGAAGAAGGCGAAATCAATATCTTCCGCGCGCTCGACTATCTACGCGACCAGGCGCCAGCATATGCCAAAGCGAAAGCCGAGCGCGTCTATCTCGAAGAATTCCGCAAGTCGAAGAAAGCCATTCTGATGCGATCCGCAGAAGAAGCCGGCCACAAGTCCGCGGCATCGCAGGAGCGCGAAGCCTATGCCGATTCGGACTATCACGAACTGCTGGTCGCGCTGTCGGCGGCCGTCGAAGCGGAAGAAACGCTGCGCTGGCGAATCGTCGCGGCGCAGGCACGAATCGAAACATGGCGGACGCTGGAAGCGAACCGAAGGGCGGAGGCGAAAGTTCTATGAGCAACGGAACCTGCATTTTTCTGTGTGATGTGACCGGCAATATGGCAGAGCCTTGGGTCGCAGCCGGTTATGACGCTGTTCTCGTCGATCCGCAGCACGCGCCGGGCGTCCACCGCGAGGGGCGCATCACCAAGATCGGGACGACGGTCGACAAAGCACTTTACGCGCTCGGCCTGATCATGAAGCACAGCAGCATTGTTTTCGTCGCCGGCTTCCCTCCCTGCACCGATGTGGCCGTGAGCGGCGCGCGCTGGTGGGAAGCGAAGCGCGAGAAAGATCCGTACTTTCAGGCGAAGGCCGCAGTTGTCGCCGCTGAGTGCCGGACGATCGGCGGCATCTCTGGTGCGCCCTACTTCTTCGAGAACCCCGTCAGCGCATTCTCGAAGATCTTTGGCAAGCCGGATCACACATTCCACCCGCACGACTTCACCGGGCATGAGCCGGCCGACAACTACACGAAGTTGACCTGCCTTTGGACTGGCAACGGGTTTGTCATGCCCGAGCCATTCAAGGATGCGGCTGCCGGCGCGCCTGACGACCGAATCCACAAGGCGCCCCCTGGTGACGAGCGCGCGAACTTTCGAAGCGCCACGCCACGCGGGTTTGCTAAGGCGG